AAAAACATTAAAAAGAAATAAAAAAAAAAATATTAAAAAATTTTAAAAAAAAAAAAAAAAAAATAAAATCTAGATTTGATAATTATGCTGATATAGGTGATTTAAATTGGAGATTAAACCAATCTTGGAATGATCTGGAATTAATTCATGAAGATTTAGAAGATGCATATGACGAAGATGACAACCCCGGTTTGATTGCTGATTTAGAAAGATATAATGAAGAAACAGTATTAATGATTGATAGCTTACAAGCCCAAATAAGAGAACGACATGATAAAAAAAGAAGAAAAGCTATTGTAAGTAATGCAGAGCTTCAAGAATTATATCGCAATGAAGGTGACAAATTTAAATATGGTTTATTAAGAGATTATAGAAAATATAGAGCAATTCCATATAATAAAAGACCCAAAAAAAGAGATCCGGCAAAAAATAAAATAATTAAAAATTTATTAAAAATTGGTGCAATTCATGAATTAGAACCTGATACTTTTAGTAGTCTTGATTATCAAAATATACCTATTGTATTAAGTCCTGATAATTTAAAAAAAAAATTAAATGATGGGGCTAAATTACCAATTAGAAAAAGAAGCGATTTTTCACAAACAAAAAAAAATCGTCTTTTAAAACGTTTAAAATACCTAGAAAAAGAAGATAGGAGAAAAGCCGCAAGATATACTGCGAGACACTCTGGGTTGGATAGTGGTGCTTCTGAATGGAGACCTAGTGGACCACCTGGAGGTGCGTCCTCATCAAGTGGTTTTGGTTCATTGGATTAATAATTATCTAGTATCTATTAACCAAATAAATTCCTTAACATCTTCCCATTCTTTAACCCTTTTATAACTTGCTATACCTTTTAATTTGTTATATGTTTTATGTTTAACCGGTATTTTATATAATTTGCCTTTTTTTTTCAATATTTTTTCAATATTTTTTATAGGTATTATACCTTTGTTATTATACGATAAAATTATAAATTTTGAATTAATATTTGTAATTAATTTTTCAAATTCTGATTCTGCGTTTGAAAAACTATTAAATTTGGATTTTATCCAATTTTTAGGCTGTCCTCTATATGTATTTGGTATTTCTTGATTTAAATCCCAGTTATTTATTATTTCCAACATAAAATAATATATACTATAAGGATGTTTATTATAAGGTGGATCTAAATACATTATATCTGTTTTGGGTATGGTCTTTATCCATTCACAAACATCCATTTTAGATATATTTATTTTACATTCATTTTCTAAAAAAATAGGATATTCTAAATATATATCTTTTGTTATCCTTTTAATATCTATTTCTTTTTTCCCACCAAATTTTCCAAAACCATTTTCATCTTTATAAAATGCTGAAAATTGTCCGTTTGTATTATTATGCATTGATGATTGAACTAAAATTTGGGCTAATAAAAATGGTCTATATTCATATGGTATACCACATAAAAAATGCATATATTTATCAATTAGAATTGCATTTTTTTTAGTAAAATATACTCTATCATTTTTTTTTATTTTACCTTGAGGAGCCCAGTGTTTTTGAATCCATTTTTTTACATTATTTTCATTTTCACTATGAGCAAAATTATTGGCTTTATCAATATATGACTTTATTATTTTTTTTTCATTTTTTGTTGGAGTAAATAAAAAACATTCATTTAACGTTTTTGAATATGATGCTAAATCATTTGTATATAATTCATTTGATTTTATTTTTAATAATCTTGAAACAATTCCAGAACCAGAAAATGCATCAGCTGAAATTATCTTTTTTTGATTTAATTCTTCAATTATTTTATCTATAATTTTTGATATTTCTGGTAATAATTTCCTTTTATTTCCCATATAAGTAATTATTTGTTTTTTTAAATAATCATTGTTCATTTAAATTATATATATTTTTTTTATTTCATTTTTTTTACCTATTATAATTTAATATATTAATATTAAAATATAATAAAAAAATCGCTTCCAAGAGGGTTCGAACCTCTGACCTCACGGTTAACAGCCGTGCGCTCTAACCAACTGAGCTATGGAAGTTATTGTAAATGAAATATAATAAAAAACGCTTCCAAGAGGGTTCGAACCTCTGACCTCACGGTTAACAGCCGTGCGCTCTAACCAGCTGAGCTATGGAAGATATTATATTTCAAATACATTATAATAATATAATTATCTTTTAAATTGTTTTTCCTTCTATTATATATATATGTTATTTAATTTAAAATATAAAAAATGTTCATTTCCACTTGGAAATGAATATATAGGAGAAAATAAAAAAAAAAACAATATTTATTGTATTAGGGATAATTGTAAAATGAAAAGAAAATATAAAACAATTAATAACATTACATATAAAGGAAAATCTTTTTGGAATAAAAATCAAAGTACGATTTATTTAAATAATACACAAAAAAAAAAATTTTTAGTTAAAATTAAAAATGGTTTGTTGTATGATAATAAGAATAATCTGTTAACTACACAAAAAAAAAAAATTTTTGTATGGACACCAAAAAAAAATATTTATGTTGGTTTAAAAAAAACAAACTTTAAAAATAATAAAATATTAAGTTTAAAAAGATTTCAACATAGTTCATTTGTTGCAGGTAAAAATGTTCGTTTTGGTGGTCATATTGAAACTACAAATGGTCAAATTAATAGAATTATTTGGAAGAGCGGTCATTTTAAACCAACAGCAGGAGCAGTATGTCAGTTACTTTTATTTTTAAAAAAAAGAGGAGTAAATATAAATAATATTAAAATTTCACCAAATAAAAAATATAGTATCCCAATTTCAAAAATTTGTTATAAAAATATAGGATGTAACAAAAATAAATTATCAAAATATGAATTAAATAAATATTTAAATAATACAAATAGAAGAAGTAGCAAAAAAACAACAGGAAAAACAACGAAGAAGAATACAAAAATCAAAAGTTACAAAACGAAGAAGAAGAAAATCATCAAAACAAAAAAGAAAAGGAAAAACAAGAAAGAGAAAAGAATAAAGAGAAAAAGCAGTAGCAGAAAAAAATAAATTTGAAAAAAATATTACTAAAAATACTAAAAAAGGAAAAAAAGTATTAAATCATTTCAACCAATTAGAGAAAAAACGCGTAGAATAAATAATTAAAAACAAAACAATTATATGTGGAATAAAATACATACAAAATGATTCGTTTCGCATCGCACATAAATTATAGTCTAATATAAATAATAATAAAACACTCCATCCAATAACCCATGATAAGTTTTTGAAAACTTTTAAACTTTTACTAAATAGTAGTGGTATTAAAAAACTCATTACAATAATAAATTTTGTTGAAAATAAAGACATCATAGATAACAAAGGTCCTTTCGAAATATCTTTAATATCTTCTGCTTTTTTAGATAAAAATAACCCATAAGATTCAGAGAAACTATCTGAAATAGCCAAAGATAAAACACTAATGATCAAAATCTTATAATTAATATTTGTTTGTATTAATCCAGATATTAATCCACTTGTTGTTAAAACACCCGAATTTAATCCAAAGAAGAAACCTTGTCTCAAATCATTCATTAATTTTTCAGTTAACATATATATATTAGGTGGGGATATTATAAAAAAGTACAATGGTTGTTTGGTGAATTTATTTTTCCAAGTTGTATTAAAGATGTGTTTTATTATTTGGTTTGGTATATGGGACACAATGAATTAGAAAAAAAAAAATTGAAAATAAAAAAAATCTAATATTAGTAGTTAAAAAAAAATATAATATTATTTAAAATGAATAAATTAACACTTGAACAGCGAGTATTTTTAATGAAAGAAAAAAATAAAATAACTAAACCAACAATTTTAAAAAAAATAAATGGAGAAAAAACACTAACGGGTAAATGTATAATGGCACGAGAATATTTAAGTCCTCAATCAACAGATTTTGAAAAAATAATACGTGAAGATTTAAAAATTTGTAAAAAAATAGATGAAACATCAGGAGATGGTAACAAAAATGGTAAAAATTATGAAATAAAACACTCTATTCATGCAAAAAAATCAAAATTAAATTTTGTTCAAATAAGACCTGACCATAATATTGATTTTTATATTTTTATAGGATATAATATGTATAAATGTAATACCCATATTGGTAAAGCATATATTTTTAAAATTCCACACGATAAAATAAACAAACTTATTGTAGAATATGGTGGATATGCACATGGAACAGTTAAAATATTTGGAAAAATCACAAAAGATAATATTATAGGTAGAAATTGTGAATACGCTTTGAGATGTGATCCAAATGCTGTAGAAAAAACTAAAAGTTTTAAATTATGGAAAGAATTTATGAAATATTCTGTTGATTATAATCCTGATAACTTTTAACCAAATTTTAATTTATATAAATATATTAATTCTTTTTGTCCAAGACTATCTTGTCTCACTGTGTCTTTAGAAATAGAATAATTTAATTTTCGAAATCTTTTTTTTAACTCTTTTATGTTTATTTTACTTTTAATCCAATGCCAACTTTTAGGTCTCAATGATTGTAAATTTTCATCAATTAATTCTCCACAATTTCCTCCATATGCTTTTATTACAAAATCGCTATTTTTAGGTGGTGTTGGTTGATTTTTATTATCTTTTGGACCATATTTTAAAAATTCAAAATGATCATGTTTTTTGTCATATATTATTTTTTTCCTTTTTGTTTTTGATTTAATCCAAATTTGAAAACAACATTTTGCTGTCATTTTAGGAGTAAAACAACAAGGTTTTATTGGAAGATCTTCGTTGTAAATTAATTTAAAATATAAATTTAATCTATTTTGAATACTAACTCGTTTAAATGTTCTTGGTATAATAAATGCTATACAATTTGAAAATTCAGAACATTTATTGAAAAACTTTACCGCCAATGATGAAACTCTACCAAAAGGTGGATTTCCAATAACTAAATATTTTTTATTATGTTGTGGATTATAATCAAAGAAATTCATTTTACAAATTCCTTCTTTTTTGGGATTAACATCTAATCCTATTTTTTTATTATTATCCATAATATCAAAAAATGAACCTGAGCCAGCACTTGGTTCTAAATGTATATCATAATCATTTATATCAATAAGTTCAGTTAATTTATTATAACATTTTAATGCTATATTTTTATTTGTATAAAATTGGTCTAATTTATTTATATTTTTTGTATTAATTTGTTTTTTTTTTTCTCCCATTTTATTTTCTTCAGCCATATTATTTAATTCTTTATTATTAATTATTTCATTTTTATTTTCATTCAATTTATTCTCGGAAATATTAAATTTATTTTCAAATAATTCTTCCACTTTTTCTTCAACAATTAATTCCAATTTTTCTTTATTGTTTTGACAAGGTCTTTTCCTTTTCAAATGTTTATCAAAATGTGATTTTTGTGAAAAATCTTTCAAACATCTTTGGCATGTATATTTTGGCATCTTATATATTATTAATATATTTTATCTTTAACTATTTTTAACTAAAAGAGTTATTTGTTTCAATTTATTGCATATAATAAAAAAATCTAATTTTATTTCAAATATTTAAAAACCATCAAAAGACGCTCATATTTTAAAGAAATTGGGAACTTTGAAATTTATTAAACAATTTATTAATAAAGAACTAAACAACTTATATTCAAATTCTTAAAAACGGTTTGAACCATATTAAAAATCCTTAAAATTAAAA